ATATTATATTATTATAATACTATATAGTTTAATATGAAAATGGTATTATATATATTTTATATACTATATATTATTTCAATTTTCATATTATTTATTAATTAAATGACACCGTAATTTCAACCTCTTCTTTTTTTATTGTTTTTGAAGCACTAATTGAAAGTTCTTCACGTTTTTTTCTTGTTTTTTGTAGTGTATTTCCACCCATATTTTGTTTATTACGCTTTGAAGAACTGTTACGAACATTCATATCAGCCTCAATTAAATTATAATTCGTTTCTATATAAGAAATTACTTCATTTTCAAACGCCCATTTAAAAAAATTTAATTGACCAATTGTTGTTTGGATTTGTGTATCATTTTGATAGGGTATTGTAATACGCTCCCACCGACAAAAAGGATCAAATCTTTTTTTAGAATAAGAACGTAATTTTAACTTATAATCATTATATACTTTAAATCGTCTTGTTTCGGTCTCTGTTTTAATTGGATATACCGTATAATGTTTCTTTGCATAATTGGTCGTAAACCAATCCACAATACGTAAAGATATTTTTGATTCACCATTTATAACATTTACCATTTTATCCATTAAATTATTATGATTATAATAATGAAGTAAATTTTTAATTAATATATCATTTTGACTTGTATATGTTGTTGTCATTTATTTTTGTATTATTTACTATTTATTATTAATAAATAATACATTCATTATACATTTAAGTATTTATATTATATGAATCATTATATTATATGAATCATTCTATTATATGAATCATTATATTATATGAATCATTATATTAACCAGTTTAGGATTTTAAAATGTCCCCATATATCATATGATTGGAAACGTTAGTAATACATCTCACCTTATACATTTTATTATAGGAATAGTTAGTTTTAAAATCCACTATATAACTGGTATTTATATGTTATATCAATTGATAGATGGTTTCAAATTTAAATATAAAGTAGTAAGAGATGGAAAAGTAACAGATGATATACCATTAGATCTCCTATTTTTTTGTCTTGGTGAATTATCAATGAGATATATTATAAAAATAGTAGATTCAGGTAAATGAACACTTGATTCTTATGAATATTATTATAAAGGCACATTTTAGACCCAAAAAGGGTTATATGAATCATTATATTATATGAATCATTATATTATATGAATCATTATATTATATTAATCATCCTTATTTGAAGATTGTGGTCTTAAAAATGTATTTTGAGTTACTAAATCATCTATATAATTATTATTCGACATAAATGGATTTTTATCCATTAATCCAACCATATATCTTGAATTTAACTTATCGTTAAATGTCTCTTTTTTATTATTTTTCATATTTGTATTATTTTCAAATAAAGAATTATCGGGTAACGCTGAATTACGAATTCCATTGACAATTGGTGGTAGTGATACTGATATATTATGTACATTCTTAATTTCATCAGTATTCTTATTTTCATGACCCTTCTTATTTTCATGACCCTTCTTATTTTCATCAGCGTTCTTACTTTCATCAGCGTTCCTACTTTCATCAGCATTCTTAATCGCAGCATTATTTGGATTATCCGTTTTTAACGATCTCTCACCTCTCTCGCCTTTTCGCCATAATATTTCTATTGTTTCCATATCTTTATTCATTTTATTTTTAATTTGGATATACAATGAATACTTATATATAATGAATACTTATATATAATGAATACTTATATATAAAACCCAAATTAAAAATAAAATGAATAAACGAATACATTCTACTAATATTCCTTTTTTATTGTTAAATGTTTTGTAAATGTAAATTTATCTACATCGGTCACTCGTCGTTGTAGATTACACTTAAGACATGATATAAGAGTATTATCTTTGCTATGACAATCATCGTTATCTTTTCTGTCTAAAGTCCACTGCATAGGGTCACGCACATTTTTATACATAACCATTATTTTATTACGACAATAAAAACACCGAAGTTTTGATATAACTAATTTTTCTAATACATCCTGATATTTTATAATTCTTTCAGGCTGATATATATTTTTTTTAATATCTTGTTGTTTATAGCCATTTATCTTTTTCTCAATTTCTTTAATTATATTATTATTATTATTGTCTGTATCCCAATTCAAAAACAGATTATTTATATATATAATTTGGTTTTGATGAGTCATTTCTATATCTTCCATTCCTTTCCTAATCCCTTTCTCACCAGTTTCTATTGAATTAATTTTATCTTTATTATTTTTACCCGATATAATTATTTGTTTATTAGACATGAATATATAAAATATAATAATAATAATTTTTACCCGATATTATTATTATTATTATTATTATTATTATTATTATTATTATTATATAAAAAAATAATTACTTCTCACCATTCATAATTACTTCTCATCATTCATTGCTCTTTTTTTACCCATAAAATAAAGTTTTATATTTTTCAATTTCTTGGGCTATCAAATGTGATTGATAACGTAGTATAGTATGTATATAAATTTCTTGGTCACAATCATCCTTAGCATAAATATCATTAGGAGCACAAAAATACTTGGCACAAAATTCAGGAGTTAAATGCTGGGTTAATAGTATAGTATATAATTTTAAATTTTTAATATTTTTTTCTAATATTTCTATTGAAAATTTATGGTTATTTAAATCATTATTATTTAATATATCACTCATTTTTTATTGTATTATTTTATTATTTTATTATTTTATTATTTTATTATTTTGTTATTTTGTTATTTTGTTATCCAATACAAATTAATTTCAATTTAAGCATAATCAACAATACCTGTTATAATAAAATTAATGATTTTAATATATTTTATAAATAGTATTCTTATACACCTTATCTTTATTTACCCTTATGGGATTTTTTTGTACGTTTTTTTGTACGTTTTTTTTGTATGTTTTTTTTGTATGTTTTTTTTTTGCGTCGGCGTCCATTGCCGCCTTTTTTTATATTTTTTTTTTGGTATAGCCAAATTTCATTTTTTGAAATATTCATATCCATATAATAATCTTCTTTTTTAACAAAAAAATTATCTAAACCATCTAAATTGGGTTGATATACTTGACCAATTAGTGGTTTACTACCAACATCATTTGGATATATAGTAAATGCCATATATCCATTATCGTGAAGTAACTTATGAATATATTCATATTTCATCAACATAAATGGACATGTATTCAGAATAATAAGAGAATAACTATTCTCATTCTTGGTTAAAAAATCGGTTGTAAATTTAATGTCCCGACCAAACTCCCCTACTACATCAACTTGAGTTTCATCTACATTATGCGATAAATATTCTATATGATATTCTTCGTCGGTTCCTAATATTTTTTGAATAATATTATTTATTCTTGGAACAATTATTTCTTCAACTGGTTTATGACCGTCATGTGTATAGATTGTGCCTTTTTTTCTTTGGCACATTACTAATACTTTTTTAACCATATTATACAATAACCAAATATTTAAATTAAAAAATTATATTAAAAAAATTATATTAATTTTACGTTCACGATAAGAGGATACATTATATTTTTCTTTTCTTTTCTTTTCATCCCACTACCAAATCGGCAACATGTATTATACTATTCCTAAAAAACATATTATATTATTTATTATTTATTAATTATGATTTATTAATTATGAATTACCATATTGTCCTTTATAAATTCTTGAAGATAAGAATCTAAAAAAACTTCTTTTTTTCCTTCATGTTTTTTATTAAAAACAAATTTATTATCTTTTTTATTAACTGACCATCCCGATTCTATAGAATTATATATAAATGCCATTTTTTGTAATGTAATTATATCAAGAGAATCCATATTTGAATTAATATTTATAACCATCTCTCCTCCTTTTTGCTTTTTTGAAGATTCTAATTCCATTATTTACTATTATTTAGTAATATTTAGAAAATTATAATTATTTCTAAACCATAAACAAAAAAGAATTATTTATTTATTTAATTTATTTATTTAATTCTATAAAAATAATTCTATAAAAATAATTTAATATTTAAAAAGTCGTAAAAAAAAGTTTTAAATCTCCCAAACATTTTGGCGATTTGGACAAAAATAAATGTCCAAAATGGGAAATTGTTTGAGAGATTTAAATGAAAAAAACGTGAAAAACGAGTTTAGAGCATAATGCTCTCATTTCCGTTTTTTCATAAACTATTTGTGATTGTAACTTTTTTTAGAAATTATAAAATTTACAATAAAAAGGATTTAGGCGTTTTTTATATTTCCATATATATATATAAATGGAAAACGCCAAAAACACCCAAAACGCCAAAAAATTTAGTTGTGATAGTTGTTACTTTTATTGTAGGAAGCAAAGTGATTGGAAAAGACATGTCAGCACACAAAAACACATTTTGGCTATAAATGGAAATAATTTGGAAAATAAAAAAACACCAAAAGAAATTCAATATAATATATGTAATATATGTAATAAAAAATTTAAATCATATAGTGGATTGTGGAAACATAAAAATAAGTGTACCACTATAACGAATACAAATACAAATACGAATACAAATACAAATACAAATACAAATACAAATACAAATACAAATACAAATACAAATACAAATACAAATACAAATACTGAAGAAAAAATAGATTTACTAATCAATGATCATGTAGATATGAAAACATTAATAATAGAATTGGTAAAAAGTAATACTGAATTGCAGAAACAAATGGTTGAAGTTTGTAAAGGTAGTAATAATCAAAATAGTAATATAACTCATAATAATAGTAATAATAATATTAGTCATAGCCATAACAAAACCTTTAATTTACAAGTCTTTTTAAACGAAGATTGTAAAGATGCCATGAATTTATCCGAATTTGTTAATTCCCTCCAACTCCAATTATCCGATTTGGATAATATGGGTAAGTTAGGCTATACCGAAGGCATTTCTAAAATTATCCTGACCGAAATGAATGATCTTGAACAAACGAAACGGCCAGTGCATTGCAGTGATATTAAAAGAGAGACATTGTATGTCAAAGACGAAGATAAATGGGAGAAAGAACAACCGGACCATCCCAAACTGAATAAAGCTATCCGCAAAATAGAACAAAAGAATTTCGGGTTAATGGGTGAGTGGCAGGCTGAACATCCGACTTACAATGAAAGCACGTCCGAAGAAAATAATGAATTTATAAAATTAATCTCTCAAACGGTGAATGGCACACCTGAAAATATAAATAAAGTGATTAAAAAAATAGCCAAAGAAGTGGTTATTGATAAATAAAACTAAATAAATAATAAATAAACTTAATTATTATCTAATTATTATAATAAAAATTGAAATGTTTAATTTATATTATAATAATTAAATAATACTTATTATATTAAGATACAATAAAAAAAAATAAAGAGATGAATGAGATTAATGATTATAATTTTCAATTAGTGCCGGTGAATGGCGTATCACAAGATATACGTGATTGGGAGGAAATATATAATGAAGTATTTATATTAGCACCTGGTAGAAACCCTGAAAAAAAAATGACGTTTAAACTAAAAGAACATATAATGAAAAGTATGACACACCTAATAATTTCGAATGATAAAAAAAATGGAACAAACAACTTTCATTTGTTGTATGAAAAACATAAATCATTAATAACACGCATCGGTACTATTGGGTTATTAAAAAATAAACAACCGGAAAGTGCTTCTAACTAACTATCTATTTATCTATTTATCTATTTATCTATTTATCTAATACAATATATCCTGTGCGAAGAATGATGATATATTTTGAATTAAACATTTAGACGCTATACCTGGTTCTTCTTCATCATTATTGAATAGTATTTTTTTTACTCTTTTCTTAGGTGCTCGGTGTTCATATCCGTTTATTTTTTCATGTTCAATCACATTCCATATATAATTGAATTGGGGTAATACTGAATCAAACCATAATTTATTTCGGAGGACAAGAACACAGCTTAATTCATCTAATTTCCAATATATATTCTTGACCCAAGTTAAATGATTATTATTATACATTATAGTTTCCTCCCACTCTGAGCATTCATTTTCGCTCATACTTAATGGTGAATATTCATAAAATGGTTGGTTATCTTTTATAAAATACATAATAATACCTTTATGATTATCCTCTTTTGTTTTTAAGAAATGAGGGTTCTCTTTATTTATATCATCGGTAAAATCCTCATACGTTTCATATTCTTTAAAACGGGTTTCTAAAAAATCACATTCATTTAAGTTACACACTTCCATTTGTATTTGCATTTGAATCCAATATTCTTTTTTAGGAATACCCGTAATAACCCGATTTACAATATTTTTTACTTCTAACATTCGGCCGTATCTATCCGATGTTTCTAATGTATTAATCCCGTCAGGTGATGCAGCAATATAACTAATGGTTTTATGAGGTATACAACCAAAATCACTAATTTTGGTTTCATATATCAATTCATACAATTGAATTGAAATTGGTTCATATTTATTACCCCAATGCATTGGTGTTTCTGTAGAAACAATCTTATACTTAGATACATCTAATGGCTTACATTTATCATAAATAAGTTGATTTTTAGAACATTCTGTTCCAAGGGCTTTCCATATACTACTTGCTGTTAAAAACTGCTGACGAAAAATATACCATTCATCTGTTCTTTGTTCTGGTTGTTTAATAGACTTTAAATAATTAATTTTTTCTTTATTAACCGGTATATTTGGCTTTATACGGATATATGTATCTCCTGATGAACGTCGAGGGACAATGTAATGATAATATAATGAAAAAGCATAATTTATTATATCAATAAACTCCAAATATGCATTATTTATTAATTCTTCGGTATCGGTATCGGAATGTGTATTCGTAGCACCAAATGCATCAACTATGGATGTATGTGTAACACCGAAGGGTGTTTCTTTTTTAATGGTCATACTTAATTTCAATTGTTCTTTTAATATTCCTTCTACATAATTTAATATATTTTCATCAAACTTTGGGTCAGCAAATATCATTGGGTCTGTGTTTATAATATTATTTAAGATTACACCAATAGAATCAATCATGTCGTTGCATTCAGCCTGGGTAAAAAACTTATTTTTTTCTAATTCAGCTTCTTCGTCTATTAAATCTTTTAATTGTTTATCATAATTGTTAGATTCTTCTAATTTAATTAGGCAATCTATCGCATCCATGGTATTATCCATGGTATTATTAATAGTAGTATTAATAGTAGTATTCATGATACTCATACTATCATTAAAATAGGATTGTCGTGTTATATATAATGTGTATATATCTAATACATTATATATATATATAATAATCAATTTATTAATTAATTTCTTTAACCTTTTCTTTTTTTGTAGAGGATGATGCAGCGGCGGATGATGCAGCTGCTGATGATGCGGATGCTGCCGCTGATGGTTTTTGTCCTTGTCCCAAAGACTTTGACGTAGATACACGCTTATCACTACGTTTAAGTGTGAATTTACGAGTAACTTGATTAAAATGTAAACAAGGAATTAATTTTATTTTACCAACAATTTTATCGTATTGCACGTCCTTTACACATAAAAGTTTTTTACGGTCTAAACAAGTATATAAATAAGATTTTAGTTCAGACGTTTCATTCTCAGTTAAACTATGCGTAGATTGAACAATCGTATCAATATAATTATTAAATTGTTGTATTTTTTCGGTTTTATCAAGTTTATTCCAAGGTTCTCCTTTATTAATTTTTTTTTCTTTTTCTAAAAACATATTAATATTAACTAAATTTGCATGACTATCCTGTGATTTATTGCTTATATCAGATGACGCATCATATTTATTTTTTTGGATCATGCGATTCTTATATGTTATATTTTTCAATTCACTGCATTCGTCATCAGAATTTTTAGTGGTATTGCTATTTGTAGTATTGTTATCATTACTCATTTTATTATTATTATTATTATTATTATTATTATTATAATCAAGAACATTTACAGCAGTATTAGACAAATCATCTATATTAGATGATTTGTTACTTTTTTTTTGTAAATTACTCATTTATGGTTATTACTATTGTTATACTTTGTAATTAATTGTTATAATATAATATAACATTATGAGTTTAACTCCTTTATAAAAAATATATTTATATAATTTTATTTATATAATTTTATTTATATAATTTTATTTATATAAAACTTGGAATATCATCAATATTAAGAATAATATGTTTTTTCTTAATTTTACTCTTTTTAATAATATATTTATCAAAATAGACATTTTCTAAAACATTTTCAGGAATATGAGCATGAACGGTTCTTGCAATCATTTTATATAATTTAAAATCTTGATATCTCTCCTCGCCGGTATTTTTATACATAATATTTTGTCCTTTGTCATTTTTACACCATCCAGCAATAATTTTAAAAATAGGAGTTTTTATTTTATTAATATCATCATTTATATTATCTTCATTATTATCATTATCAATAATGTAATCAAATAAAGCACAACCAAGACGACATAAATCAAAACTATAATTAGGTTCTAATCGGGGTTTTTTATTATTAAAATAGGGTTCAAAATTATATTGGGTTCCAGCATCTCCATTTTTATGAAAACTATCACTGCATAATAATTGGTTTTTGAATTTATATATAGCCCTTCCAAAATCTATAATTTTGTATATACGGCCATAGGTAGGCACTTTATAATATACTCCATTTATGCAATAATATACATATTCCATTGTTGTATTTACATACATTATATTATTAGTATGTAGGTCATTATGTGTAAAACTGAATTTTTTTTGAAATGTAATAAGTATCATAAGTAATTGTAATATAATTGAATCCCATTCATTCTCACTTATATCATTTTTCATAATATGGGAGTCAAGAGTATTTTCGCAACATTCCATAGCAAACATATTTACTGGAAAATGTTTAATTTTAACAAATAATTCATCATCATCTGACTCATCATCTGAATCATAGTCTGAACCATCATCGTCACTATTTTCATATTCATCTTGACTATTAATATCACTATCATTACAATCATTACTGTTATCACTGTTATCACTGTTATCACTGTTATTCAAAGATAAAGTTGTATGAGAGCTTCTTGATGAACAAGATGAAGAAGATGAGATTGATTTTGATGTATCCTTGTTAGGTTTAGGTTTAATTTCATAAATTAATTCGGTGTTATTATTATTATTATTACTATTATTATTATTACTATTATTATTACTATTATTAGTTGGTGTTAATAATATTTTATCTAATTCAGTTAAATCATTAATATCGGATAAAGAAATAATATTAGTTATTGGTATTTTATTATCATCGCTATTAAAACATAATTTTTTATTATTATCGCATGTTTTTTTTTTATATCTATTTTGGATATCTAAATTTTCTAATATAATTTCATAATTCGTATTAGTATTTTCATCATCTATTGTAAATAATTCTTCCTTATTTTCCCTAAAAAAAGCAGATTCATTCATATATTCAATATCATCGTAAATATTTACATAAAAATCATTTTTTATTGCTAAAAAAGAACCATAAAAATCAATACCATGTATAAATTTATAATCATTTAATAGTTTACTTGTTAAATAAGTAAAAAAACTATCAATATATGCTGAATTATTTGTATTATTAATTTTTGTATGTGGTAATTCATATTTTGATTTATTGTTATTATTATTATTATTAGTAGTATTATTATTATTATTATTAGTTTTTTCATCATCGTCCTCGTAATAAAAAGATGGAAGAGTGAATAAATCTTCTTTTTGTTGATTATATTTTCCGGTCATATATTTTACA